TTTATGATAAAAAAAGCTTGATATCAGACGATGAAATAGAATCTTTGTTTAACGAGGTAAGAAAAGAGAAAATGGATCTGCCGGAGTATGTGTTTGACGTACATACGCGCAAAGGGAAATCCAGCGGAAAAACAAAGGAACAGTTTTTTAAGGATGAGGAAGCAGCGCTGTCTAACCGGCAAACGAGCCTTTTCGACGGAATACTGGGGTGATGTAAATGGCTGGCAAGGATAACTTAAAACCCATTACAAGCTCGGAGGAAGCTAGAGAAAGGGGCAGGGCGGGAGGTAAAAAATCTGCGGAATCGAGACGCAACAAACGGGACGCGATGGACGCGGCCCGTTTGTTTTTAAATCTTGCGGCGACGGAACAGCTTGACGACAACCTGGCTAAACTCAATGTGAAAAAAATGGACAGGACAAACATGCTCGGAGTGATTGCCAGGCTTACGCTTAGCGCACAAACCGGAAATGTCAGAGCGGCGGAGGTTTTGTTCGAGATTTCAGGATACAAAGCGGCAGCCCTTAACAATAACTCCAGCAACCTGAATGTGAATATAGGGAATAAAGACGATAACAAGGTGATAATCTATTTGCCGGAAATTGATGAATAGTCCGGACGATTGTCCGGGGGCGGGGTGATTTAATTGCCGAGGGAGATTCGCCCGCAAAAAGGAGCGCAATCAAAGTTCCTTTCAACTAAAGCAGATTTGGCTATATACGGGGGAAGCGCCGGAGGCGGTTAACGGAAAAACCTTTGCTCTGTTATTGTCGCCCTTCCGGTATATAAACAATCCGAAATTCGGCGCGGTTATATTCAGGAAGAACTATAATCAGATTATGACGGAGGGCGGCCTGCTTGACGAATCCAGGAACCTTTACGCCCAATACGCCACACTGACCAAAACCCCGGCGGCTACCTGGCGGTTCCCAAGCGGGGCCAAAGTTTCGTTCAGCCATATTGAAGGAGAAGACGATTGTTTCAAGTTTCAAGGTTCGCAGATTTGCATGTTAGCATTCGATGAGCTGACACATTTTTCGTCGAATGTTTTTTTTTATATGCTGTCCCGCAACCGTTCTGTTTCAGGAATCAAGCCGTTTGTCCGAGCGACGACCAACCCTGACTCCGATAGCTGGGCGGCCAAATTCATAGAATGGTGGATAGACGCCGGCACAGGATATCCGATCAAAGAGCGCGCGGGCCTCTTGCGGTATTTCATCCGGGTAAACGAGCAGATACATTGGGCCGACACCCCGGAGGAATTGGTTTCGGAATTCGATGTAAAGCCGCACGAGCCGAAGTCGGTAACGTTCATTCCGGCTACGCTGTACGACAATAAAATATTGATGGAAAAAGATCCGTCATATGAGTCGAATTTGAAAGCCTTACCGATGGTGGAGCGCGAACGTCTACTGTATGGCAACTGGAAGATAAAACCTGCGGCCGGATTGTATTTTCGCCGGACGCAAGTCGGGAACATGCTTCAAATAATTCCAGCCGATGTTACTCGTTGGGTACGCGGCTGGGATTTGGCGGCTACGACGGAACAGGAAAGCAAAGAATCGGCGTATACCGCCGGAGTGCTGATTGGCAAACGCAAGACAGGCCGGTATGTCGTCGCGGATGTTATCAATATACGGCAGTCAGCCAGCGACGTGCGTCAGACTATAAAACTTACGGCGCAAATGGATAAGTTGAAATACAAACGGGTAAGCGTACGGCTGCCTCAAGACCCAGGACAGGCTGGCAAAGCCCAGTCCCAAAGTTTCATCAAGTTTCTTGCCGGGTTTGATGTAAAAGCATCCCCGGAATCCGGCAGTAAGGAAGTCCGCGCGGAACCGATGGCCGCCCAATGGCAGGCCGGGAATTTTGACGTTGTTATCGCCAATTGGAACGATATGTATTTCGACCAGCTTGAAAGCTTCCCGGAGTCAAAATTCAAGGATATGGTGGATGCAGGCAGTATGGCTTTTAATGAGCTTGAGCTTATGAATACTGTTTCGTTTGGCGCGGGTGACGAGCTGAGCAAAGATTCGTATTGGAGCGGATAAGCGCGGCGACTTCCGAGAGTCTTCCAATCAATACCAGCCCAATAAGCCCCAAAATTGCTAAAGTATGGAAGTTTTTATGCCGATATAATTATTGAGAAACAAAAACACAATCTAAGGGGGATTAACATGAGAAAATATAATGCATTCAACATCTACACAAGAGATTGCATCCAGATAATTGAAGCCGAGAACCCATTAGACGCATTCTTGAAAATAGATGTAAACGACCCGCAGGAACTTGGAGCCATCTGGATTGAATGTAACGGCCAGCACTTCGGCATCACACGTGAAGGCGAAACATACGAAATTAAGTAAATGAAATGCGACAGGGCCAATTAGCCCTGTCACATTTCATTTCCCACATAGCGGTCACAAACCCGCCGCAAAAAATGAGGGGGTATAAAGCCGCATTCCTCCCCATAGCTAAAGCAAGGGGTTTCCTGCGGCATTATGATGAAAAAAAATGAGAGTGATTAAATGAGTGAACAAATGGCAAAGCATCCGGATGCGGCCAGTCAGGCGACGCATAAGCGGCATTTGCGTATAAGCAGGCGGATAATGGCAAGCAACGCATACACAGAGATTAGCGTTGATCCCGAATTCAGGTCAATGATACCGCCGCTTGGCGATGACGAACGAAACGAATTGGAAAAGAGCATACTGGCGGACGGCTGCCGGGATGCTCTTGTTTTATGGGGAAATACCATTATTGACGGGTATAACCGGTTCGAGATATGCAGGCGCAATCAAAAGTCGTTCAAGACCGTGCGAATGGAGTTTCCCAATCGTGACGCGGCCAAGGTTTGGATTATCAGGAATCAACTTGCGCGGCGGAACTTGACAGATGTCCAGCGTGGCAGGATGGCGCTTGCGTGGAAAGAGATAATCGCCGCACAGGGTAAGGAACGACAAAAAGAACATGGCGGGACAGCTCCCGGAAGGGTAAAGCAGGAAACACTTGATCCAATATTGGATCAAGTGAATCATAGAACACTTGATTCCGTCGCTGAAATGGCTGGATTATCTCACGGTACCATCCATAAAATCGAAACCGTAGATAATAAAGCGCCAGAACCCGTCAAACAAGCGATGGAAGCGGAAGTCATTTCAATCAACAAAGCATACGAGGCCACGAAAGCCGCGGAGCGTCAACCTGAAATAAAAAACCAGTTGGAACGTACAATGCCGCAGAACGTCCCGGAAGTCTTGGCCGAAGCTTTTAAACAAGCCAGAGACGAGGCTAAGCGACAATCGAAAATAATGGATTACTGGTGCATTATGAGCACGCTAAATTACAACGTTACAGATTATGAGTTGTGGTTAAGCGATCTCAGCGAAGACGCCATTGACACGCAACTGGAGATAGTCGACAGCGGGATAAAAAAGGCGTTGGCAATACAAAAGAGGCTGCACGAAATATGTGCGGAAAGAAGGCGGTTACGGTTAGTAAAATAAATAAATTGTTCATAGAGCAATGCAAAGAACTCGGTCGGTTTACGATAAACGACGCGGTAAGAATCGGAGAAGCCGTCGGCTTGTATAAAAACCTGAAAATGGATGATGTTATTTTGTTTATGAAAAAGGCTAAAGCGTCATCGGCTATCAGGCTGCACAAAATACATGGCCAACGTCCTATACGAAGCGTAAAAACCGAAAAAGGAAATGAATACGTTCATATTTTTAACCCTGATGTTGTTACGATGGACGATATAAACCAATTAATCGCGATGGAAGATAAAAGAATTTCCGCAAGCGCAAAAGTCAAGTGTAAGTTAAGGCGTACGGGCAGATGGATCGAAGGTCAGCTAACGCTTGAAGAAGTATTTCGGAACGCGGACAATCGAACACAATCGTGTTCGGACGTAATCTGACAAAGGTTTTTTAAGCCGGAGGTGGGGAATGGCAAGTAACGCATTCACAGAGATAGGCCGTTCCGGACTGCAACGCTGGAATGGGTCGATTTACGAGGAATTCCTGCGCGAGCTGCAAGGCCGTAAAGGCGTCGAAGTCTTCAAAGAAATGTCAGAAAACGACGATATAGTGGGCGCGATTTTATATGCGGTGGAAATGCTCATGCGCCAAACCACATGGAACGTCAAAGAGGCGGGCAACAATGAAGCCGATATCCGCGCAACCGAATTTATCTTTTCTTGTATGTTCGACATGGAGGAAACCTGGTCGGATTTTGTATCTGAAATTTTGTCTTTTTTGACATTTGGGTGGAGTTATCACGAGATTATATATAAACGCCGTATGGGCCCTACTAACCGGCCGGATACCAACAGCAAGTTTGACGACGGGCTTATCGGATGGCGCAAACTACCCATAAGAAGCCAGGACACGTTATGGGAATGGCGATACGACGGCCATGAGAACCTATTAGGGATGATCCAATGCGCCCCGCCGACGTTTGAGCAGGTGTTCATACCCATTGAAAAGGCGCTGCATATCCGGACGAAGAGCCGTAAGGCCAACCCCGAGGGCCGGTCGATTTTACGCAACTCATATCGTTCGTGGTATTTTAAACGGCGAATACAGGAGATTGAGGGTATAGGCATAGAACGGGATTTGGCCGGCTTGCCAATGCTTGAGGCCCCGGAAGGCGCCGATATTTGGAGCGACGAGGCGTCCGCGGATCGCGAACGGGCGGAGCGGCTTGTACGCAGCATACGCCGCGACGAACGCGAAGGGATTGTAATCGGCAACGGCTGGAAGCTGACGCTGCTAACTACCGGCGGACGCCGGCAGTTTGACACAAACGCGATTGTCGAACGTTACGACAACCGCATGGCTATGACCGTACTGGCGGATTTTGTCCTGCTTGGTCATCAAAACGTAGGAAGCTTCGCACTGGCAAGCGACAAGACCGAATTATTCGGCGTCGCCCTGGGAGCATACCTTGACCTAATCTGCGAGGTGTTCAATAACCAGGCTATCCCACGCCTGCTTGGCATAAACGGTGATGTGTTTGAAGGTCTGACAGGCTGGCCCGAGCTTATACATAGTGACGTAGAAAGGCCGGATTTAGAGAAATTGGCAAGATTCGTGAAGGACTTAGTTGGCATAGGGGCGATAACGCCGGACGAAGCCCAGGAACTTGTGGATATGCTGTTCCTGAAATGCGGCGAGATAATGCGGGTTGACAGTACGGGCGCGGCGGAAATTAACGCCGGGTATGCTTCGGGACAGAACATTGCGGTGGGCGGAATCGGCGCTGACGGTGAGGATAAAACGAACCCGCTTTCGTATATCTGCCTTGCCGCCAATTACCGTGTCGGTATGCACCAGCCCAATTTTACCGTGCGGCTCCACAAAAATACTCCCGGTGAATTTCTTGACAAGGTTGTCGAAAGCATAAGCTGCGGGAACGGTATGCCGCAGATTCTCAACGATGATCTTATCATCCCTTCTTTAATAAAACACGGGATTCCCGAAGAAGAGGCGCGCGAGTACATACCGGTTGGCTGTGATGAGATTACCGTACACCGCCACTGGGGACGCTGCAACGGCGGCTATCTGAATATGGCAAAAGTGCTTGAGATGACCCTCGGTGAAGGAA